TTTTTAAGCAGATGATTAAGCTGCCGTTTGCCGTGCTAAAATACAACTGGGAAAATGAGGTTGACAGCGTCATATCGAAGGACACCGCCGCAAAGTTTGTTAATCTCGAAGATGGACGCATCGAATATGTCATACCTGAAGACCCCGAGAGCATGACGAAAGGTGAAGAATTAATCATGAACGGCTTCCGGGTCGTCGGGGAAGAAGAAGTTTGGACAATATCCGACAAGGAGTTTGTTGATAATCCAGTTGCTAGAAATATCAAGTTTGAAGATTACGTATGGTCGCCGAAGGCCAAGAAGGGACACCGGCTATACTGGGAGGGCGATCGCTTCTGGCTCACACTGAACGAAATCCGCATGAAAGCCAAGCGGAAAGAGTACAGGGAATCTGCTGTTGAAATGTCGGCGAATGCTATTGATATATCGCAGCAGACAGGGTCAAGCGCGGTCATAGCGCAGAGAGAGCATCTTATCGAGACATATCACTGGTATGGACGCTTGCCATTCAATGAGGCGAACGAAATCGACCTACAAGACACGAATGCCGTCGAGCAGGAAGTACACTGCGTCGTCGATATCAAAAACACCGAACTATTTCAGATCGAGCGATGGGAGTACAATCGCCTGCCTAATCCAGAGCGTGTGTATATCCACGGAATGTTTGAGGAGACAGAGAATTTTGAGGGCCGGTCGCTGTGCGAAAAGTTACAGATGACACAGCGGGAGTTGAATCATCTACACAACACCATTATGAACAACGCCCAGATCGCAATGCAAAAGATTTTTGTCAAGAAGCGCACGCTGTCCGGCGAAGATTGGGAGATGCCGGAAGTTTACCCTGGAGCAATCTGGGAAGAGGATAACACCGGGGACATTAGAGCGTTGAGTGTCGGAGATGTTGCAACAATTAGTTTGGAGCTGGAGCAATCCTTTATAAATTTCGCGGAGAGGCTGTCGAATATATCAGTATATCAGACAGGCACTGCTAGACAGGGCGGGCAGAAAACCAAAGGCGAGGTAGAACGGACAGTTCAAGAAGGCAATATTTCGATGGATAAATTAATTCAGCGCTGTCATGACATCATGGAGACTATTTGCGAGTGGACATTAGGATATTATTCCGAGAGGATGCCGCCCGGACTTGAACGCCGGATACTTGGCGAGGATGGTCAGAAGATATTCCCGACGAACGAAAACATGGGAATGTTCGAGCAGCAGGGCGAAAAGCCTTACTGGGATGCAGAGGATATCACAGGCAAGTTCGATTTTAATTGGCAGGGGACGTCCCTGACAAGTAACAAGCAGTTCCAGATTGCCGTACAGAACGACATTGAAGAGCGGTATTTGGTGCATCCGATGGTTGGTGGGAACATGCTGGCCACATGGGAAATACTGCGAGATGGGTTTTTAGTTCGCGGGAAAAAGGATTGGCAGAGGTATCTACCGCCACGGGAAGCAATAATCCAGCAGATGAAACTACAGCAGGCCGAAGCGCAGGCACAGAAGCAAAAAGACGCCAATAAAAAGAAACTGCCGGCGCAGGTAGTGCAAAAAGCCGTACAAAAAGGCGTACCGCCACAAGCTGCTAATCAGATGGCGGCAAGCATAGCTACGGAGGATACAGCGTAATGTATAATCGAATATTTTCAACACAAGAAGCGAAAGTAGCAAAAGAAGTTAAAAAGTTTATGGGTATTGGGCTTGATGATGCAATTGTTCGCGCGTCAAAACTCAAGAAAGTTCAGCTGCACGAGTTCTCGGGGTATGAGGATTATATTGCAATACTTGATGATTATATTGATAAAATTAAGAAGCGTAAGGCGGCAATCCGTCTCGACATTGCCACGGATGAAGAAATACAAGTTTCGAAATGGCTTGACCATGAGGTTTGGTTTATTATTAGTTACATTAAGCCTCTTATTTCTTCATATGTCGATGGGCTGGAAAGAAAACTTAACAAAATTAAAAAAACGGATACTAAACATGGATAACACACAGGTTTGCAAAAATTGCAAGTATTTTATTTACAAAACAAATGGTGCTTTTGGGAATTGCCAGAGGTTTCCCCGTTCGGAACGGAAAGCGAAGTCTGATTGGTGCGGGGAATTTAAGGACGTTAAAAAAAATGACGGTTAAAATTATATTTATAATCACAATGGCAATATTGGCACTAATTGACTGGAAGAGAAAAATTATTCCTAACTTTATTGTTATTCCGGCAATTATCGGAGGGATATATTTCACTCAGAATTTGTTATGGGCTATTCTATTGTTTTTTGTTGGCGTGATTTTATCATGTTATAATCCGTTAACCTGTTCGTGGGATTTTAAGAATAAATTAACTAGCGATATTGATATGGAGCCTGGAGAGCATCTTATTTATGGCGGAGACGTGAAGTTAATGGCAATGTTAGGAGCGTTTTTAGGTATTAAGGCAATTGCTGTTGTTGTATTTACGTCAATGTTCATATGTCTTTATAGAATTTTAAAACAAGTATTTTATAAAAATTTAGCAGTAACGCCGTTCGCGTTTGCTGTTAGTTTGTTTTTTTTGTGGTAATCAAAGCGATCAGGTAAATCGGACAACCCGTAACTTACCCCGCTAAAATAGGAGGTTTACAAAATGTTAAAAGATTTATTAAAAACTCTATTATCCATTTTTTGCAATCAGACTGGCGAGTTTGAGGCTGGAAGTGGAGGCAGTGGACAAGGCGAAGGCGCCCCCGAAAGTGGACAAGGCAAAGCCCCCGCAGCCGGAGAAGAAGGCGGAGAAGGTGGATCAGGTGCAGAAACGCCCCCAGCGACTCCCAAATACGGGGATTTTGGAGATAATCCATCAGTAGATGATTTGTATGGTCATATTAACCAAAGTAAGCAGGAACATGAGACGCTAAAAGGTAAGACTGCCGCGACAGAGAGAAATCTTGCGGCCTTGCGAAAGAGCGTTGAAGGTACTGGCATGAAGATTATGACTGATTCCGAAGGGAATATTCAAATCATACCAAAGGCAGAAAAGCCGAAAGAGGGAGAAAAGAGCGAGAATCTTTTTAAAGATGAACACGCTCAATTATTCGAACCATCAGTATTAGAAGCAATCAATAGTCTTATAGCTGACCGAGTAAAAGCATCAATTAAAGACTATGATAGCACCCGATTCACTGAAAAAGATGCTGTTTATAACGAACGGACATCGTTTCAGCGAAAGGCATCAGAATCAAGAAAAAGTATGCTAAATTTTTATCCTCAGTTGGCGGCAGGAAAAGAGAGAGACTCAGCTTTTCACGCTCGTGCGACTGAAATTTGGAAAGAAAATTATAAGCATATGCCAAACGGAGAGTTGATTGCGGCGCATGAAGCGGCCCAGGAGCTTAGTATCGCTCCTAAGCAGATAATGGCTGCGAAAAAAGAAGGTTATACTCTCGGGAAAGAAGGCAAAAAGGTTCTTGGCCCTGTAGGAGGCGGGCAGCAAAATAATACTGGTGGAAGGTTCCAAAAACTGAATAAAGCGGATTATCTCAAGTTATCCTCAGAAGAAAAAGACGCATATAATGCAAAGGCGCTTGAAATCTCACAAGCAAGATAAAAGCGCATAACTCAATTTAGTATGCAAAGGATTTAATATGTTACTTAAATTATGGGTATTACTTAGAAACCAATTCGGATGGACTTCGGAACTGGCTGTCACAGGTGTGGCAGAAATTGACGGAGCAATTCCAGAGTTTTGCTAGACCAAGACTCCTTACACAGTAATGTGTATGTAAAATTCTTACTGAAGAACGGGAAAGCCTTAAAAGGTAACCCGAGAGAAGGCCAAAAATGAAAAAAAGAATTACAAGAAGATATTTAGCGGGTTTATTGGATGGTGAAGGATATTTCGGTATTCTTCCAGAGAATAGGAAAACCATAAATCATTATAAACCTGTTATAAAAATGGCGTTAGCCGAGAAAGATGCTTTTATACTTAGCGAAATTGTTTTAGTGCTTGGTGGGTATATTGGAAAAAGAAATCCACAAAATCCAAATCACAACATTTCTTATTGTTGGCAAGTCAGTACTTTTGTAACTGTGCAAAAAGTTCTTGATTATGTACGGCCCTATTTAATTATTAAAAAAAATCAGGCTGATATAATGAATGAATTTTTGAAGACTAAGCAAACAATAAAAGCGGTTGGAAATGTTTTCGCTAAATTAGACCACGAGGTCATTAATAAGAGGACAACTCTTTATCGCCTTTTAAAAACTCTTAATTCAAGAGGAAAAGGCAGGCCACTCGCAGAGACTAAGTGTAAGACCCCTTGTGATGAGGGTGAAGCGATAGTCCGATCTGTATCGAAAGATACAGAATTTAGCAGAAATGCTAAATCTTTATCTCTTAATTAGATAAAGTAACATATTGTTGGGCAGACGGAATTATGCACGACGGAAATAGGGAATCTTTTTGGGGTCAACTGACCGGAAAAGAAGGTTCTTTTATGCCTGTTGTGGATAAGACCGGGCCTCTAAAGCAAAAAGGTGACCTGCTTTCTTTTAACACAATCGCCCAGTTAATGGGTTCAGGTGTTACAGGAGAGAGTGTTTTAAAAGGCAATGAAGAGCTTCTGTCAATCGGTACATTCACTGTATCGGCTGATTACGTTCGTCATGCTGTAGCAGTTACAAAGAAATCTACCAGGCAGGCTAATTTTGCGGAAGTTACCACAGCCGGTACGCTTCTAAAAGATTGGATGGGTAGAAAGATGGATAATGATATCTTTACAGAAATCATTAATAATGCGGATGACGTGTTATATGCCAATAGCAAAACGTCAGAAGGCGCTTTGAATGAGGCAGACGGGGATATTTTTGGAGTTCAAGAAGTTGAAATGATTCGTATGGCACTAATTAGGAAAGGTGCTTTGCCTATAAAAACAAAGAAAGTCAACGGCAGGACAATTCCTATTTTCGGTATAGTTTACGGAGAGATGGAAGAGTATAACTTGAACCAAAACACAACGTTTACTCAGACAGCCAGGGAATCGATTAAGAGGTTCCAGGGTGATGGAGAGCATCCGTTGTTTAATTCAGCAATGGGTATTTACCGTGGATGTTTACTTTATCCGTACTACTCAATGCTTCCAATCCCTCAAGGTACACCGTTGAGGCCTGAGACTACTGTTTACGCTACTTTGACTACTACAGCTACTACGTTATCAGTAGGAGGAGCGTCTGCGACAACCGGAGTTACTGAAAATTATACTCTGTTTTTCGCTTCAAGCGGAAGTCTTCAGATCGAGGATGAGGTTGTTTCTTATACTGGAAAAACCGTAAATAGTTTTACAGGATTGACCAGGGCAGCAGATGAGTATATTGGAGGTTCATCAACAACAGCAGTGCAGCATAGCAACAACAAACTTGTAACACAGCGAAACATTGCTTCTATTATTGGGTTTGGCGCGGAAGCAGTCTTTAGGGCACTCGGTGATAGTCCTTCACCTATTGGTGACAAGGATGATTACGGGGCACAAATTGGTCTTGGAATTGAAGCATACTACGGACAGGCCTTGAAGAAGGACGCAAGAAGGAATAAATCTGTAAACGTTGTTGTCATGAAGGTTTATTCTGAGAATCCGGGAACAGTATAATTATAATCATTATTGGAGGATATAAAAATGTTTAAAAGAAATAAATTATTCATCCTTGGTTTAATGGTTGTAATGTCTTCATTCTTAGTGGTTGGTAATGTTCTGGCAGATGCCACGCAGACCAGCACACAGAATGCAAGACGCGGAGCCGGAGGGCAAGGAATTAATTACAATGTCACGGTAGCGGATAATTCTAATGGGTATACCATGAATATTGATAGCGCTGGCGCAGCTAGTGTTATGGAGTATCCTAAGACAATCGCCGTTGACAGCGACAATTTGGGAGAAGGCGTAGCGTTAGTATCAAGTGCTTGTCGAGTATCAAATATTATAGTCAGCGGTACAGCTTCATCGGCTGGTGATTATGTATTGCTTTATGATGCGGCGAGTGCAACAGGAACACCGAAGTTTGATATTACAATAGGAACAGCAAAAGAGACCGTTGCCATTACTATACCTGGTGGAGCGACTTTCGCCACAGGTGTTTTTGCTCAGCAAGGGTCAGGTGACTTTTTGCATCTTACGATTACATACGACAACTAACAGCGATAATATAAGGGGGAGGGTTTAAGACTCTCCCCCTGTCGGTAAATGAAATGTTTGACAAAACGTTAAAAATAATCCTCTTATTGTCGCCGTTAATGTATATGCCGGGTGTAAACATTGACAGGGTTGACCTAATAATGTTTCCGTTATATGTGATCGCTTTAATAGCGGCATCTTTTCATTCAGATAGACAAAGGTCAGTAAATCTCAAGCCTCTGTCTTTTCTTCTTATCTTGGGTGCAATAAATCTATATTTAAGCAAATTCAACCCAATTGTCTTATCTGCTTTTATAAATTTCTCTTTTGGAGTTATTTTCATATCATTAGTTGCTAACTACACACAAAATTTCAGTAAATGCCTTAAATATGCCGTTTTGGCGGGTGTTTTTAATTTAGCCATACTAGGAAGTCAGTTAATTGGATTTGACCCAATAATAACCAACATAGCAGAGCCAGGAGGTATTTTTGGGAACGCTCCGAGGCTTTGTATGTATTTAATGATCATATTGCCTTTTGCATGGAAAGTTAACCCTATATTTTTCTTTTTGTTTGTTGTCACGTCTTTATTTTTGGGTGAAAAGGTTGTTTTGATCTTTGCTCCAATGGTTATGATGGGGTTTTTATACAAGAAATGCATAAAATTACAAAAAGGATTTTGGATTATTTCCATAATAATGTTCTCATGTTTAGGATTCATTATGTTTTTTAATAAAATCATACAATCATTTATAATCAGGTTGCCAATCTGGAAGTCAACAATTGAACAAATATTTCAAAGGCCGGTTGAGGGTTTTGGATTAGGAATGTTTCCTCATGTTTCAGGTCAATTCATAATAGGATATTATCATGCAGACACGGCTTTTTCATCATTATTAGATTTTACGTTCGGGATAGGATTAATAAGCAGTGTTATAATTTTGACATATATCGGCAGGGTTACTTTCAACGCATGTTTTAAATATATACATAAAGCGGAAGTCCTTGCCTTTTTATCTTTGGGGATACTTTGTTTTGTTGAGTATCCGTTTGAAGTGCCTAAATTATGGCCGATAATATGTTCGGTTATAGCAATATTTTTAATAACACAGGAGGTTTTAATTGAAAAAAGAACAGACAATTTATAATGTAAAATATGTAGGCAAAGCGCCTTGGAAATTAGTGGAATTTAATGGAAAAAGATATTATTTTTCGCATAAAAATCCGTTTAAAAAGATGCCTGAAAAAGTATTTCGTTATATCACATCTAACCGTACAGGACATGAGGAAGATTTTATCGTTACGGAAACAACAATGAAACAATCAGAAATTAAAAAGGACGTAAAAGAAACGTCAAAATCTATTGAAGACAAACAAAATACATCAACAATGGTACATGAGAAGCCTAATGTTATGAGTAAAAAATATAAAAAAGGATAAATTATGATTAATAAAGGGCCAGTTCAAAGGATTGTCGAGCCGTTAGGCAATAATTATGACTCTATGGAATTTACGTTTGCCACAGGGTTGTCTGATTATGATGTTAAGGCAAATGTGACCGGAGCGTTTGAGAATTTAGGAAGTTATACTACTGTCAACATCAGATCTGACCAGGAGATAACGGCAAAGATTAATTTATCTACGAATCGGGCTGTTACGATCCAGAAGAATAAACCTATGGAATTTGATAATTTAATGCAAATTAAGAATATTTTTCTAAGCAATAGCTCAGGAAGCACTGCAAACGTTAAAATTATTGGAGTGCGGAAAACATACAAGGAGTAACTGACATGGAACAATTCTTTTTTCATATAGAAAATACAATCAAAGATTTTGATTTAGCCATTGAAAAATTGCCGGAAATAGCAAGAACGGTTAAAGCCAGAATAAGGGTTTCACGTGAAACATTCAATTCTTTAAAGAATGAAGCGGCTCAATTACAAAATATTAAAGATGTTTTAACTAATGACAATAGAGCGCTTGAATTACAAATCGAGGGAAAAAAATCTAAGATTCAATCTCTTGAAAAAGAACTTGAAGAAAGTCTTCAAAAACAGAAGGATGAATTCTTTCGGATAGTTGAAAACGAGAATAAAAGACTTGCTAATGAAAATTTAGAGATTACCGAGAAAAGGAATAAAGTATCTAAAGATAATGCTGACACAGTACAAATGAAGGCAGAGCTTCAAACGCTTCTTGATGAAAACAAAAAGGCAAAAGAAGAGTTTAATAATTCTATAAGAACCTATGAAAAGCTGAAGGAAGGTGTCCTTGAGACAAAAAGGCAATATGAAGATATATCGGCAAAGAAAAAAGAATGCGAACATGAAGTAAAAATTAATCTTGAAATACTAGCTCAAATAGAAAAGGCAAATGAAGATAACGCGAAAGTTGTTGCCTGGATTAATGAAGAGAAAAAAACAATAGATATCAAGGAAAAGGATATTGAAGCAAAGATTAGCAGGTTAAGAGAGGATCACAATAAATTAACTAAATATAAAATTAAGATAGAAGAAACAGGAAAAGTCGCGGAGAAAAAATATCAAGAAAATGTAGATAAAGAGACCGCCTTAGCCAAGCGAGAGAAAAATTTAGATGACAGGGAATTTAATCTTAATAACTATAAAAAAGAATTGGAGGCTGCGGCTTCTAGGATTAAAGGAAAATAATGAAAAAACTATTTTTTATTTTATTATGTCTTTTGTTTGTAGGGGTAAAAGCGAATGCGGATATATTTTCATCAGGCGGAGGCATAACGACTGTTGACGACGTGGATTCTGATTTATGTACGGCAGGCCAGGTGTTAAAAAAGAATGCCGGTAATACGGCATGGGAATGTGCGGCGGTACCGTTGGATGAGGCATACAACGGAGGCAGCACAATAGACGTTGACGGAGATGCCGTAACACTAACGGTATCAGACACCGACAATAACGCCGCATTAATAATCAACCAAAACGACACCACAAACGAACCCGTTGCAATGCAGATCAACAATGCCGGATCAGGCGACAGCTTGCAGATAGCGTCAACCGAGTCCGGAGCAGTCGGTCCAATTTTAACCCTTCACCATGATTCAGCTTCTCCCGCAGACGCAGACGAAGTAGCCAGAATAGATTTTGCAGGCGAAGACGACGGCAGCGTTGAGACCGACTACGCCCGCATAACTGCCATAGCAAACGACGTAACCGGAGGAACAGAAGACGGAGAGCTGGCCTTTTCCGCGATGAAAGCAGGGACACTCACGGAGGCGATGAGGATAGATGAAACCGGCAACGTCGGCATCGGGACGACGGCGCCAACCCAACAATTGGAAATTACGAAGTCTTTAGAATTCCTCGACACAACAGACAGCACAACAGGAGTTATTTATAAAGGTACGGATAGGTTTATTCATAATTTCCAGCATCCTACGGGTGGCGGAGCTATACCTGTCGGATACAATACTTTTGTCGGGGTAAATGCTGGAAATTTTGCAATGGGTAGTACAGCAACAGAAACTTATCATGGAAGCTACAACTCTGCAATGGGACGTGATGCCCTGTACGCCAACACCACAGGATGCAACAACTCTGCAATGGGATATGCTGCCCTGCGCTCCAACACCACAGGA